CATCGTTTACATCTTCTATACTTAAGGCTATTTCTTCTTGAACTTTAGCTAAATCTCTAAATGCTTTTCTAGTTTCAGCTGCTTGGATTGCATTAAAACCTAATTCTTTTGCGGCTTTAGCTGCTTCGGATGCAAAGTCACGAGTTGCGAATAACAACTCATCCATAGTGTCTTTAGCCTGTTGTATACTTGCGGCTATTTTCTTTGCTTCTTCTTCAGCTTTACCCATTACAATGATGTTTGGATATAAATATTACGAAATGCTACTTTTTAGCCCTTTGTGTAGTATAGTTAGATTGACGTTTAGTATCATTTAAAATACCTTTCATATGTTCTGGAACTGGGTCTCCTATATTTGTAGTAGTGGTGTTATTACCTTTAGAGGCTTTTTCCATGGCTTTATTTTCTTTTTCTTTCCACTCCATAATTTGCTTGATAGTAAAGTTTCTTAACCATATAGGCATATCATACACAGTATGATAATCGTATCCACCATTACCATGATATATTATATTGTGTATTTGCTCGAATAAGTATTTTCTATACTCCAGAGTCAGGCCAAAAAAACCCGGCAGTCATTGGTATGACAGCATCCTCCTCTACACCATTTTCACCCATATAATCAGATTTCATGATTACATCTGGTTGGGTTTCTTTAAGATGTTCTCTAAAGGCTCTAGAGTCTCTTGCTAAAAAGTAATTATCAACAAACTCTCTTATTTGTTTATCTTCTGTTTCCCCATTAACTGAAGTAATCATATGTTTTAGTCTTGTAGATAATTCCGGAGATGCTTGTTTGTCAATTTTTCTAAGACCTTTAATTTCAGCTTCAATTTTCTTTTCGTCTTTGGTAGTTAAAAGTTTGTAAGTGATTTTTGTGTCTGTATGAGGTAATGTGAATGCAAATTCATTTTTTCCTTCTATCATAGAAGATTCATCTAAATACCTAGTCTCAAGTGTTGATAAATCTACACTTACGTTTTCTCCATCTTTAGAGAATTCATAATCTTTACCATAACCTAAAACACGAGCTGCTACTAAAACAGCATTTTTATCTCCTACTATTAATTCATCATAGTTTACTTTAGAGACTATCAAGGATTTTAAAAGTTTATCTATTACTACTCCTTGTTTTATATAGTTTTGATTTGTTAAAATATCTTCATCCTTAGCAGTCATATACTTCATTTCGATCTTGCCTATAGAAAGTGGATTTTCTTTTGGATAAATTAAACCTTTAGAAGGTAACTCTACCTCCTCAGTTGGAAACTTAAATTCGCTCATAATCTTTTATTTATAATAACTTTTTATTTGTTATACATATGAATATAAAAAAGGAGCTTGACATAACCAAGCTCCTCTTTAAAAAATATGTGTTTCTTTTTAGAAATTCAGTACACAATAATCTGGTTGTACTGTTAAATCTATAGTTTTTGCTTCATCTACAGTATCCCAATTATACTCACCGAAAGTAGCTTCTGTAATTAAAGCCCCTTTGATTACCCATTCTGATACTATATCACCTACAGGTCCTAATACATTTACTGTAAGATCTTTTTTATAAAAATCAGAATAACCATCTCTACCTGTTACAGATTCATGGTGTAATCTTACCCATTCCATTACTGCCTGAGCACCTGATGGTGTAATAGGATCGAATAATGTCATTGAGATTGTATTCCAAGTAGTTTTACCTTTTACAAATCTTTGTACGTTAATATGATTCAAAGGAACTGTTCCTTGTGTTAATGATACAGCACCTATCGCCTTGATTATAAAGCTTGGTATACCATCCACATAAAGGATGAATCTGTTCGCTTGTTTGGGTTCAAACGCTGTAAAAAATATTTCATTGGGATCTAATACTGCCATTTTTTATTGTTTTTTTTCAATTATAAATATATAATTTTTTAATTTTTATGATGGGAAAGTAGCTCCAGTTGGTAATATATTGAAATCTAGGTAAATAAATTCAGCCGTTCTAGTTGGTTGAATATATATTTGACCTACCATTTGATTTCTATCAATAACATCTGGTGTATTGTTACTATCATCCATTACAACTTTAAAGGCATATAAACCTTGTCTTTGTTGAACACTTTCTAAATAAGGGTTAACTTGTGCTAAGAAATTATTTCTTGTAGCTATTGTATTTTGTTCAAATACTAAATTATCTGCTACTTGAGAAATGTAAGATTTAAGTGTAATTAATAATCTTCTAACATTTACTCTATCCAAAGCACTTGCTCTTTTCTGTAGTGTTTTCTGACCAAATACTACTACTCCTGTGTTAGGGAATGTAGCTATTGGATTAACATTTCCTTGATATAAAGTATCTCTATTTCCGTTTGTTAATTTTCTTTCTGCTCTAATTACTGTTGATAATCCACCTCTGTTTAAACCTGCTGGTGCAAACCATGCTTCACTTGAATTATCATTAAAAGCATATACTCCTGGAATCATTGCTGAAGCTGGTACCCAAACTTGATCTCCTAAATCTGGATCAATTGTTTGAACCCATGGCCAGTATGTTGCTGCATATGAAGAATCAATTCCTGCTGCTTGACCTGTTACTCCTGTAATTGTATCATTGTAATTTACCATATCAACTACTGCAATTGCATCTCCTCTTTGTTGAGAATTATCAACTATAGATGTAATTTGTGATGAATGGTCTTCTTTAGTTAATCCTGGTGCTACAATTAAGTTATAGTTATATTCATCCTTATTTGCTAATAATGAAATAGAATCATCATAATTTGCTCCTACTAACCCTTGTGTATCAGTACCAATATTTTCATTGAAGTTTCCGGCTACTGTAGCAAATGCTGTACCTGTAGCTCCACCCATTGCACCTGAAGCAGCTACTGGGATAGAAGATGTATATTCTGATTTTGCAGTTCCTGCGTTATCAAAATAATTCAATGTTTTTGAACTTACTGATTTTATTCTAATATATCTTGAAGCATTAGCATAAGTACCTGTTGTTTTAACATAGTATGTACCTGCATCACTTGTTACTTCTTGTTTTTGGTCTCCAATTACTCTAGATACATAATTTGAAGAGTTAGGATCCATTGATAGGTTAGTCCAAGTTTCTAATACTGTTTTAGAATTGGTGATATCATCTCCTCTTCTAACTAGTATGTTAAATGTACCTGCTGTAGTATCAGAATTTACAACTTCCCATCTAATATTTTCTCTAGTTCCATTTGATAGTTGTCCTGCTGCTCCTTCTGTACCTGCACTATTTTGAATAACTCCTTCAGATAAAGTTTCTATTTCTAAAGCTGTGGCGCTTGTTCCAGCTGTTCCCCCACTTAAAGTTCCAAATTGTACTCCAGCACCTCCTAGTAATGCAATGAAAGATCCTGATTGGAGGGTTGTTCCATTTCCAGTTGAAATTGATGATGTTACGTGTACTGTTGATCCATCTAAACTCGCTGAATAATATGCTGAGGCACTAGTGTTAATTTCAGTAACTAAACCACTCATTCCTCCTGTGAAAGAATAAGTATTAATCCCAGGATAATCTGGAGTTGGGGTACTTGAAGAAACAAAAATATGTGTTGCTCCTGCAGTAGTGTCAAACTTAACCCCATATTCAATTCCTCCTGTTCCTCCAGGGATTAAAGATTCAAGTATACTTCCAGTTGCATATGTTCCTGCTACTGAGGAATCGGCATTTGCTATGGAGCTTGTTGCTTCTGAGTAAGAACCACTTACTACTCTTGTTACAAGTAGTGAATCACCTCCTTGTTGGAAATAATTATATGCTGCAACTGAGGTGAAATAAGTGTATTCATCACTTCCACTCTCTACTACGGCACCAAATACGTTTTTATAGTCTGAATATGTGGTAACTATGGTTGGGATTCCAACTGGACCTTTAACTGTGGGACCTAAGATGGCTGCGCCAGCTTGGATGGGCTGTGCCGTAAGAAATGAATTGTCATTTTCTCGAGCTAATACACCAGGGGATAATAATACTTCTGCCATTTTTATAAAATTAATTTTGTTTATAAATATTATGGAGTTTTTTGAAAATGCAGTTAGGATTTAACGAATTCTCCACTTTCTAAATTTATAGTACCTTCTCCGTACTTTTGTTTTAGTTGGTCGCCTAATTCAATCTGATTGTTTTCAAAACTCTCAATGTTTTGTCTAATAATTTTTTTCTGTTTTTCTAAAGTACTAATTTGATATTCAATCTGTCCTAATTGAATTATAAAATTGTCTTGTTGTTTTTGTAACGTGGCTAAATTATTTAGCTCTTCTTGTGATAAAACTGTTTTTTCCATGTTTATAAATATTAAGGGTTTTTGTCAAAATATATAAAAATATGAGGGAAATCAAATTATTTTTTAAATAACTAAGAGAGGGATGAGTATATTATCTTTTGGTGGAAAAATAAATCCCTCTCAAAGCTATTATGTTATTTCTTCTTTTATAAATTCCCCATCATCGTCTATAGTAATCCTATATCGATTTCCTGAGGAAGAATTTAATATAATTCCTTTTGTTGAATCAGTTATTTCTATGTCTTGATCTGTTTGAGAACCTATTTTAGTATCTATACGAGCATCTAAATAATTTTTTAGCTCTAGCATTTTTGTACCCATGAAGGTTCCTACATCCGATA